ACCGAGGCGCATGCCCTCCGTGCGAGCCTGCCCGACGGCGGCACCGCTGAAATCACCGCGCCGGGCGGCATCACCCTGACGGGCGACGTGACCATCGAGGGTGACGTGACGGTTGCCGGCAACGTCGATGCCGATGGCGATGTCAAGGCCGGCGCTATCAGCCTGTCAGGCCATGCCCATGGTGGCGTGCAGACCGGAGCCGGCGTGACGGGGCAACCGCAATGATGAGCAGGGATACAGGTCGCACTTTGGACGTGATGACGCACATCAAGCAGTCCATCCAGGACATTTTGACGACCCCGCTGGGCTCTCGCGTTATGCGGCGCGAATATGGCTCGCTCCTGTTCGCGCTGACCGATGCGCCGATGGACCGGGTCACCGTGCTCGATATCATCCAGGCCAGCATCGCCGCTATTCGCCGCTGGGAGCCGCGTGTAGCGGTAGACCGCGTGCAGGTGACGGATGTAGCCGAGGGGCATATTACCCTGGCGCTGGATATCCGCTATCTGCCCAATGGGGGCCCGGCCCGCTTGGAGGGCATCGTTGTATGAGCCGCTTCGCGCCTATCGATCTGTCGCAACTCGCGCCGCCGGCTATCGTCGAAACGCTGTCCTATGAGACGGTGCTGTCGCAACTCAAAGCCGATTTAATCGCGCGCGATGCCACTCTGGAACCTGTGCTCGCGCTGGAATCCGAGCCACTGACCAAGCTGCTGGAGGTCGTCGCGTACCGCGAGACCCTACTCCGGGGCCGGGTCAATGACGCAGCGCGCGCGATTATGCTCGCGTATGCCTCCGGTGCTGACCTTGATCATCTGGCCGCGTTCTACGCCGTGGCGCGGCAGGTCATTCAAGCAGCTGACCCGGACGCCACGCCGCCCATCCCGGAAATCCTTGAATCCGATGCAGCCCTGCGCGCGCGTGTGCAGACCGCTCCAGAAGCCTTTAGTGTGGCCGGACCGACTGGCGCCTATCAATTTCTCGCGCTGAGCGCGTCCGCTGATGTGGCGGCCGTGTCGGTCGATTCGCCGTATCCGGGCGCGGTATTTGTAACCGTACAAAGCCGCACCGGCGACGGAACAGCCTCAACCGAACTAGTGGACACCGTGCGCGCGGCGCTGACGGCGGACGAAGCCCGACCGCTGACCGATGGCGTGGTGGTGCAGGGAGTGACGGTGCAAGAGTACACCGTGACGGCGACCCTGGAAATTTACGAGGGGCCGGACCCGGCGGTCGTTCTATCCGAAGCCACGGCGGCCGTGCAAGCACTGGTGACCGCTACCCATGCGCCGGGGCAGGATTTGACCCTCGCCGCGCTGATTGCGGCGCTCAAAGTGCCTGGCGTGTATGACGTGCATATTCTCTCGCCTGCTACCAACCAAGTGGTGAACCCCGATACTTGCCTGTATTGCACGGCGGTCAGTGTGACCGAGGCGGCCTGATGTTTCTCGATCAGGGACGCCGGACCCCGGGCCTGCTGGACGGCGCCACCGACATCATCGGCGGCGATCCGCTCCAGGAACCCGTCATCACAGAATACACCAGCGACGCCAGCGGGCATATCATCATCCCGGCGGCGGATGGTGGCGGCGTGGTGACGTGGGTGCGTGGGGTGTGGGCGGCGGATACGGCATTCCGGTACGATGATTTCATGGCCGGGACGACCGACCCGAATGCGGTCAACTACATGGCGCCCGAGAGTGCGGCCACGGCGGAAAATCTCTATGTCGGTGGGGTCTATTCGACCCGACTGATTCCGGACGGGACCGCGCCGAATACGCTTTATCATGTCCGTTTCTCGCGCCGGTCGGGCGCCGTGCTGCCAAAAGGGTCACCCATCAACGGCTGGCCCTATAACTATGTCGATCCCGATTACCGGGGAACGGCGGTCGACGGTGACATGTATGTCATGCGCGCGCTGGAACTGGCGTATGCCGCCACCGGACAACTCAAATACCGCCGCTTGGCGGAACGCATCGGCCGCGCCAATTTGGAAGCGGGGCGCTGGCAGGGCAACCGTATCGATTTTGGTATTCCATTTTCTGCGGAAGCCGGAAAAGTTGGGCTGTATTCCTACAATGCAGACGCGACGCCATTTGAGTGGTCGGTAGAACGCCGGGGCGATGTACCCGGAAACTGCCTGCGGGTGCGGACGTCGGTGCTATCGGGCGGACCGCCTTACCACTATTCGGGCTGGGGCACCTGGCCGTCCTGGAATATCACAGACGATGAGCCGTTTATTGCATTCTCCTTCGAGATGGATGGCGGCGGGTGTGGCCGCAACATCGAACTATCCACCCGGGTGATCGCGGACGATCCGGCTGGAGATGTGGGCGTGCTCGTGCCCTGCCTCTCCTCGCAAGCCGGCCGGTTCACGGCGTTCGAGTTTACCGCCGATGACTTCTGGCGACTGGATAACGTCATCCTGCAGTATCGCCATAAAGCGGAATACTGGAGCACGGCCGCGCAGTATTCGGAGTTCACTCGCGTCGAACGATTGGACGGCATTGCGCTGGGGTATGAGTTCAGTTTTTCCTTGCCGAGTTATGGCGCCAACCGGCTGACCAACGGTGATTTTTCGTCTGGGTTGACCGGCTGGACAGATTCCAGTTCAGCAGGCGGCACGGTGACGGTGACCGACGGCGTCGCCACCTTGACCCATACCACGGGCCGCGCGCGGCTGCGCCAGGGCGTGACGGTAGCGATTGGCAAAACCTATTTGATCGAGTTTACCTGTTCCGGATTCGCGGCGGTGGCGCCGTTCGTGGATATCGGCACGGCGGCCGGATCGGGCGCGTATTTCGGCGATTTCGTCTGCGCCAACGGCCTGATGACGGCAGAGGTGACCGCAAGCGGCGCCGAACTTTGGCTGAATTTCTTTAGCGATGACGTCGGGACCTATTCGCTTGATAACGTCCGCATCCGTGAATATCTGAGCCCGGGACAATCGACCTCAGGGGATATCGGCATCGATACCACGGCAGTGGACAGTACCGGCGCGGCCGTGCTGCATGTGGACATGGAGTCCACTGTGAGCGGCGCGGCGCGGCTGAGCGTGCGTGATGCGGATAGCGTTAGCCATACCCTGTCGCTGACGCTGCAAGCGGGCGTCAGGACGACCCACGACTTTACTTTCGCGGATTACCCGGGACTGGTCCATCCCATCGATCAAATCACCCTGAAACCTATTGACCATGGGTCAGGCATGTATACCCTGCTGGGGATCTGGCTGGATGATGTGGTGACATTCCAGGATTTGATTGACGACGACACCGCCAACGCCTTTGAGGGTTTTGAGTTTCAATTTCCCAGCCATGCGGAGACTGACCCGGCCTATGATGTGCGGTTCGCGAATATCCTGCTGGGCCTGGATATCATCGACGGCACGCCGGCCGACCGGCAACGCTATGCCGGGCTGCCCCGATGGACGTACAAATGGACGCAGGCGGATGATACTTATGTCGGTTATGGTTCATGGCGCGGGTGGTCGGCGCCCGGCTATCTCTGGATGGGCGGTTGGACGCTGAGCAACGTGATCAACCCCGACAATGGGCGCCGCATGATCGACATGATGCGGGACTTCATGACCGATGCGCAGGCGGAATACCATGCGGTCTTCGGGCACATGGGGCCGGTCATGCCGCGCTATGGCCGGGCGGCGTGGGAAGCGCTCAATCAGGAAGGGGTTGTTGAAGGGGTTTTCAGCTCGAATACTTATAACCGCTGGTATTTCCCTTGGAACGAAACCCTGGGGACCGGCGCGGGCGTGGATCAGTCCGATGATTGGTATGGCTATTCCTATCGGGCCCTCCTGTCCGCGGCCGAGGATTATTTCCTCGATCCCACGCCAGCCATAAAAACCTTTTTGGACAACTGGGTGGCCTGGTTCGATCTGGGTGACGATACCGACACCCGCGCCACCACGGACACGGGCGGATTCTGGACCTATGACGACGATAGCAGCCCGGTGCGCGGCATCGTCTGGGACACTGATCATTGGCGACCACCATCGGCGTTCATCGCGGATGGGCGGGTTCGCTACCACTACCACCCCGTCTATGCCTGGGCCTGCATCGCTCAGGCCATGCTCCTCAAATACTGGACCGACGGCGATGCGCGCGCGCTGGTATGGATGCGCCGCATGGTCGATTACCTGGACACCCGGCGGATCACGGCCGACGGCTCGATCGAGATCAGTATCCGCAAGGCGGATGATAGCGGGCGGCGCGACGTTACGGCCGCATCCGGATCGCTGGTGATCGTGCAACGGGGCGAGGAAGGCGAAGGCTATACCTCGGCCTCCGTGACCCTGACTGGTGATGGCACGGGCGCTGAAGTCGTGCCGCGCATTTTCGCCGGACGGATTCGCTACTACGAAATTCTCAACATAGGCGCTGGGTATACCTGGATCGAGGGCACCGTGACCGGCGATGGTACGGGCGCGACAGTGTGTCCTGCCTTGTATCAGCATGTGGTCGGCGCGTTCGATCTATTCCATACCGGGTGGGAAATCTGGGAAATCTATAACTTGTATGCCCTGCTGGTATTGGGCCGCTGCCCGGGTGGCACGGTGCGGTATCCCACCACGGCGGAAGCCTCTGACGTGGCGGCGGTGGCAGGGATGGAGGGCTTCTTCGCCCGCAACAAAACCGACCAATATCCCATGATGCAACTTGCCAATGGCTTGCCCATGCACGAGTACGGCGGCTGGGACCCGTACCACCACGGATCAGGCATTGAAAACCCGATGATTCGCGATAGCCGCACGCGCGGCAAATTGTGGACCGAAACCACCGGACCCGCCCTGAAAGCGGCCGTTCTGTATAGGCTGCTCCATGAGTGACGCGGCGCTCCTGGATGTTCTCTGGCGGTTTCATGCGGAACTGGCCGGCATCGATCCGGAACCGGCGCATCTGCTGCCGCCGAATGCGACGCCACTGGAGCGGGACGTGTCCAGGGTATGCGCGCGGCTGGATGAAATACCGACGGGCATCAATGCGGTATTCGACCCCGAGACAATCCCGGCCCCCATGCTGCCATGGCTGGCCTGGGGGCTGTCGGTTGACCTGTGGTTTTCCGATTGGAGCATTACCCAGCAACGCGCCGTGTGCGCGGATTCGCTGTTGTTTCATCGCCGCAAGGGGACGCCGGCCAGCTTGAGAGACATGCTGAACCTCTACGATTTGGGGGAAGATTGCACGATCGTCGAGTTACCCACCGCCAACGGGGTTTATCTCGCGGATGCCGTGCAGCCGTTCACGGGCGATACCGCCTATGCGAACAATAACCATATGGCGTATGCGAACGGAATCTATCGGGCCAATGGGATACGCAATGCGAACAATCGTAACCCCTGGGCGATGTATTCCCTGAAGGTTTCCGCCGCGCTGAGCAATGCCAAGGCTTATCTGATGCGTCAGGTGCTGAAGTATGTCGCGCCGGCTCGCAATCATTTGGTATTCATGGATTTTTCTGATCATACCCTGCTCGCGGACGGCACGTTGAATGCCGACGGGGCTTATAACGCTGGAGTCGCTCATGGCCAATTTAACTGATACATCAACTTTTGACGCGGGCGTCTATCAACTGGAGACGACTGATCCGCTACTGGGCGGCGCCGGTGGTGTATTGAACCAGGCCACTCAAAACTTGGCCAACCGGACCCGATATCTCAAGGATTATGTCGATGGGTTGGTGGCGCAAACGCCCATTTATGCCGGCGTATCGCTGACCAATGAGCAGGATATTGTGCTGGGGGATGGCTCGATCAATAAAGTGTTGTTTGACACGGTCGATTTTGATGACAATGATTTATGGTCCACCGCCAATAAACGGTTTGACGCGCCGGCGGCGGGCGTTTTTGCGTTGTCTGCC